AACGCGCCAAAGCCTCCCTCAAAAACTGGAACTGTTAATATGCCACTCAAGAAATCAGCTTCTCCAAAAGCGTTCAAAGAAAACATCAAGGCCGAAGTCAAGGCCGGCAAACCCGTGAAACAGGCGGTGGCAATTGCCTATGCTGAAAAGCGGGAAGCGCAAAAGGCAAAGAAAAAGTGAAAATTACTCAAAAAAAGGTCACAGAACTAATCCCTTATGTAAACAACAGCCGCACCCACTCTGACGAACAGGTGGCTCAGATCGCGGCAAGCATTAAGGAATTTGGCTGGACTAACCCGATATTGGTGGATGGGACAAACGGAATCATTGCAGGGCATGGCAGGCTTTTAGCCGCCCGCAAGCTGGGATATACCGAAGTGCCTACCATTGAGTTGGCAGACTTGACGGAAACCCAAAAAAAGGCATACATCATTGCCGACAACCGCTTGGCGTTGAACGCTGGGTGGGACAATGAGATGCTGACCATCGAGTTAAACGACTTGCTGGCAGACGGTTTTGCGCTCGAAATGCTGGGTTTTGACCCCAAAGAGTTAGCCGCCTTGCTTGAGCCCGAGGTAATTGAGGGATTGACGGACGAGGATGCCGTACCCGAAGTACCCGAGGAGCCTAAAACCAAGTTGGGGGATATTTACCAGTTAGGCAATCACAGGCTGATGTGTGGGGATTCCTGCAGCCAGGAAGCGGTGGAGAAGCTGACTAACGGTGCAGGCGTGGATATGCTTTTGACAGATCCGCCTTATAACGTGGCTTATGAAGGCAAAACCAAAGAAAGCCTAACTATTCAAAACGATAGTATGGGCGATGAGCAATTTCGTCAATTTTTGCGGGATGCCTTTGTAACAGCCGACACGGTAATGAAAAAAGGCGCTGTTTTTTACATTTGGCACGCTGATTCAGAGGGATACAACTTTCGAGGCGCCTGCCATGATGCTGGATGGAAAGTGCGCCAATGCCTTATTTGGAAGAAGTCTTCTATGGTGATGGGGCGGCAAGACTATCACTGGAAGCATGAGCCTTGCCTTTATGGGTGGAAGGACGGGGCTGGCCATCTATGGGCGACAGACCGCAAACAAACCACAATCTTGGAATTTGAGAAGCCGCACCGTAATGGTGAACACCCAACTATGAAGCCGGTGGCTTTGTTTGAGTACCAAATGCTCAATAACACTAAGGGCGGGGATATTGTGCTGGATTTGTTTGGTGGGAGCGGAACAACCATGCTGGCAGCAGAAAAGCACGGCAGGCACGGTTATTTGATGGAACTAGACCCTAAATACTGCGATGTAATCGTAAAGCGTTGGGAAGATTTCACCGGCAAAAAAGCCGTTTTATTGACAGAATCTGCCAAAATTGCTTAAAATTTAAGCGAGTTCCCCTTTATAAAATGCCAGTAATACCACAAAAGGCCCATGAGCCAACTGACGAAGCCCGCCGTTTGGTTGAATCCAGCAGCGGTTTAGGCTTGCCGCACGAGCAAATTGGCATTCTTGTGGGAATAGACGATAAGACGCTGCGCAAGTATTACCGGCACGAATTAGACATGGGCAAGGCTAAAGCCAATGGTCAGATTGCCAAAACGTTGTATTCCAAGGCTATATCGGGCGACACAACCAGCCTGATATGGTGGACAAAAGCTCAAATGCGCTGGTCTGAGACGGTTAAACAAGAAGTTACCGGCGCGGATGGTGAGCCGCTGCAAGGCATCCAAGTCACCTTTGTAAAGCCCAATGAGTGAAGTTCAAGGCCAAATTGCCAACGCGCAGTTCCCGCAGAAACTGCAATGCCTGTTCCAGCCTGAGAAGCAAAGATATCGAATCCTGTATGGTGGACGGGGCGGCGCTAAGTCTTGGGGGGTAGCAAGGGCGCTTTTAATTAAAGGCGCGCAGAAGCCATTACGCATCCTTTGCGCCCGTGAGTTTCAGACTTCTATTAGGGATTCCGTCCACAAACTGCTGTGCGACCAAATCATTGACCTACAATTAGACGGGTTCTATGAAATCACCCAAAGCAGTCTACGGGGCAAGAACGGCACAGAATTCTCTTTTGTTGGCCTTAAGAACAACGTGGCAAACGTCAAATCCTACGAAGGCGTGGACATTTGCTGGGTAGAAGAAGCCCAAACGACCAGCCGCCTGTCTTGGAATGTCTTAATTCCCACGATTCGTAAGCAGGATTCCGAGATATGGGTTACGTTCAACCCTGAGTTGGAGACGGATGAAACATATCAGCGGTTTGTAATCCACCCGCCTGGTAATTCCGTGGTGCAGAAAATCAACTGGTCTGACAACCCTTGGTTTCCAGAAACGTTAAAGTTGGAGAAGAATTCCCTGCGGGACAGGGACATTGAATCCTATAACACCGTCTGGGAGGGTATCTGCCGCCAAACCGTGGATGGAGCCGTATTTGCCCGCGAAATGCAGATGGCAGACCTTGAGGAACGGATCACCAAGGTGGCCTACGATGCCACAAAACCCGTCCATGCAGTGTTTGACTTGGGCTGGTCGGATGCTACGGCGATATGGTTTGTCCAGTTCATCGGCATGGAAACCCGCCTGATTCGCTATCATGAGGACAGCCAAAGGACGATTTCTGACTATCTAGCCAAGATGCAAACCTACGGTTACGTCTACGATACATTATGGTTGCCACACGATGCAGAGAACAAGACTCTCGCAGCGGCAGGGCGTTCCATTGACCAAATTGTTCGGGCAGCAGGCTACAAAACCAAAATTATCCCAAGAACGCCAATTCCTGATAGTATTAACGCCGCAAGGACGCTTTTTAGGAATTGCTGGTTTGATAGGGAAAACTGCGCGGATGGGCTACAATGTTTGCGACATTATCGGTTTGACGTTGACCCTGACACTAAGTTGTTCAGCAAAAACCCACTCCATGACGAGTATTCGCATGGTGCGGATGCGTTCAGAATGTTGGGGCTGGTTGTCAATGAGCCAAAGAAACGGGTAGCAAAACCGACCTACAACGCACCACAGTCATGGATGGCCTAAATGGATATTGACCCAATTATTGACGAAGCAATTGACTTCCTCAAACTCTGCAACGATGCAGACACCATGAATCGCCAAGAAGGTTTGGAGGATTTAAAGTTTGTTAATGGCGACCAATGGCCCGTTGAACTGCAAAACTCTCGCAATCTTGAATCGCGCCCTGTCCTGACAATAAATAAGCTGGATGGCTACTGCCGCCAAGTTACTAATCAGCAGCGCCAGCAACGTCCCCGCATCAAGGTTCACGCCACAAACAACGAAGCGGATGTAAAAACGGCAGATGTCATCGAAGGAATGTGCCGTCATATTGAGGTCAATTCCAACGCTGATAACGCCTACGACACCGCCTTTGACCATGCCGTGCGGATGGGATGGGGCTACTGGCGCATCACCACGGATTACGTCAAAGAAAATTCGTTCGATCAAGAAATCTTTATTGATGCCATTCCTAATCCATTTACCGTTTACTTTGACCCTAATTCAGAGAGCGTAAATGGATCGGATGCCGAGCGTTGTTTAATTACAACAATGATGAGCAAGGCTAAATTCCGTAAACTCTACCCCGACAATGATGATGGCACGTCATTTACCCAGCGTGGGACGGGTGACACACAGTCGGAATGGATTACTAAGGAAGATATCCGCATTGCCGAGTATTTCTACGTCCACCGCGAATCGGCGACCCTGTACCAATTGAGCAATGGAACGTCCACGTTTGCGGATGGCAAGGACTTTAAAGCGCGTCTTGAGGCTGCTGGCATTGAAATCATTGGTGAGCGCAAATCCTACAAGCGGACAATCAAGTGGAAAAAGCTGACCGCAATGGAGGTTATTGAGGAGCGCGATTGGCCTGGTCAATTCATTCCTGTCGTGCCGGTTTACGGTCGCCACGTGGTCATTGGGGACAAACGCCACAAGTTCGGCATGGTGCGTCACGCCAAAGATGCACAGCGGATGTACAACTTCTGGCAGACCACCATTACGGAATCGGTTGCTTTGGCTCCCAAGGCCAAGTGGATCATGGCAGAAGGCCAAGATGAGGGCCACGAAAGTGAATGGGCAGCGGCTAACGTTAAGTCGTTCCCCTTGCTGCGTTACAAACAAACCGACATTGACGGACAGTCTGCGCCGCCTCCCCAGCGTCTCCAGCCCGAGCCGCCGCCTTCTGGTGTCATGGCAGCAGCCGCAGGGATAAACACCGATATTGCCACCCTGATGGGCATTTACGACCCGTCTCAGCAACTGCCAGGCAATATATCAGGTAAAGCGCTAAATGGGCAGCAACAACAAGTTGACCTGACCAATTTCGACTTTTACGACAATCTTACAAAGTCTATTGCTCAGACCGGCAAGATCATCCTTGATTTGATTCCGCATATTTATGACTCGCAGCGGGTTATGCGGATCATTGGCGCAGACGGCAAACCTGACTTAGTGCAGATTAACCAGCCAAGCCAAGACGATCAAGGTGTTTACAAAGTAATGCACGACATGACTGTGGGCCAATATGATGTGGTGATGGACACCGGCCCAGGCTTCAATTCAAAGCGCCAAGCCGCAGTCGAGGCAATGATGCCATTAGTTACTGGCAACCCCGAACTGTTCAAAGTTGCGGGCGATTTGGTGTTCCGAAACATGGATTTCCCTGGCGCAGAGGTCATTGCAGACCGCCTTGCCGCCTCCAATCCCATGGCTCAGATTGACGATAAATCGCCTGTGCCGCCCCAAGTTCAGATGCAACTCAAGGCAAATCAGGCCCAAATGCAGCAAATGCAGCAACAATTGCAGCAAATGCAGATGATGATTAAGCAGCGTCAGGACATTGAACAGGTCAAGCAAGATGCCGAGACCAAGCGCGTGTTGATTAAAGAGACCAACCGCGCCCACGAACTTGAACTGACAAACGCCGAGCGCCTCCAAGAAATGCAAATGCGGATGGAAACAACGGCTCATGAAACTGTAATTAAAACCGAAACCCAAAAGGAAATTGAGCGTATGAAGGGTGAAATTGCCCTCATGCTGGCCCAATTGGATAGGTCGGCGGCTCATGCAGCATCATTGGAAACAACCGAACGCGCTATATAAAATTGTGGTATAAACCACACAACCTTACCAGTTAGGTTTTAACTGGGTAAAAATCTTGAGGAAACTCATGTCAAGTGAAAAAGAAGCCGGTCAAGTATTGACTAGCGAGAATGCAGCAGATTTTTATGCTCAAAAAATGAGTTTAGCCGACCAAGGGTTTAACGAGGCTGAAGTTGAGGATTCTCCTTCAGAGCCGTCAGACAAAGGAAGTCGGAGTGAGCCAGGGGCAGACAAAAATGCGAAATCGGCAGAGGAACGGAAACAAAATCCGAAACTCGAAAAGCGGTTTTCAGAGATAACCAAGCAACGCGAACAGGCCCGCCAAGAAGCGGCGCAGGAACGTGAAGTAAGGCAAAGGCTGGAAGCACAATTAGCGGCAGTACGCCAGCAGCAACAACCCCAACAGGTTCGACCCGCTGACGGAAAGCCTCAACCGAGTCAATTTACTGATGCCTTTGAGTATGCAGAGTCATTAGCAGATTGGTCGGCTGAGCAAGCATTAGGTAGGCGAGATCGTGAAGATTTGGAACGCAGGGCAGACGAAGCGCGTCAGAAAGTAATTTCTACATGGGCACAGAAAGTTGCAACAGCGAAATCAGATATTCCCGATTTTGATGACATGGTGGCCTCTAGTGGTGTTGCGGTAAGCGACCCCATTCGTGATGCCATTTTGGAGAGTGACGTAGGCCCACAAATCCTATACCACTTAGCCAAAGAGGACGATCTTGCAAAGAAGATAGCCTCAATGTCGCCATTTGCTGCGCTACGAGAGATTGGAAAGTTGGAAGCCAAATTTGAGACGCAAACTCAAACGAGGCAGAGTAATCCTGTCGGTAAGAGTAAAGCACCACCACCGATTAGCCCGATTCGGAATGCTGGAGGCGCTAAAAACGCAGAAATTGGCTCTGACGGTCAATTTCATGGTAGTTATCAAGCGTGGAAAGAAGCCCGTAAGGCTGGTCGAATTCGATAGTTTTTATTTAAGGAAAAATCATGGCAAACAATTTGCTAACCATTTCCAAGATCACCAACGAAGCGCTGATGGTCTTGGAGAACGAACTTACGTTCACAAGTGAAGTAGACCGCAACTATGACGACCAATTTGCCGTTGTTGGTGCAAAAATCGGTAACACCGTTAACGTCCGTAAACCTGGTCGTTTTATCGGTACAACTGGCCCCGCATTGAACGTTGAAGATTTCAACGAGACATCGGTTCCTGTTACCTTGTCCACTCAGTTCCACGTTGATACCCAGTTCACCACTCAGGACTTGGCTCTGTCTCTGGATATGTTCTCGGATCGTGTGCTGAAGCCCGCCGTTGCTGCAATCGCCAATAAGATTGACCGCGATGGTATGGTTATGGCTAATCTGAACACCGCGAACATTGTTGGCACTGCCGGTACGCCCCCCACTGGTCTGATTACTTATCTGACCGCTGGTGCATACTTGGACAGCGAAGGCGCTCCCCGTGACGGTCGCCGTTCGGTCATCATTGAGCCATTCACCTCTGCAACTATCGTTGACAGCCTCAAGGGTTTATTTGTACCCCAAGAAGCCATCGGCGAACAGTATCGCAAAGGCTTGATGGGTCGTGATTCGGCTGGATGCAACTGGAAATTGGATCAGAACGTTGTTAGCCAAACCTTTGGTTCGTGGTCTGCAAACACCATTGCAGTTAACGTGACTACAGCAACCGGCTTCCTGACTTCTGGTTGGGCTTACAGCAGCACTCTGTCTATGGCTGCATCGTCTGCCTCGACTCTGAATGCTGGCGATGTGTTCACCATTCCTGGTGTGTTCGCCGTTAACCCCCAAAACCGTCAATCGTACGGCAAACTACGTAATTTCGTGGTTCTTGCTACTACGACTGTTGGAACGGGCGCTACCAGCGTTCAAGTATCGCCTGCGGTTATCACTGCCGGTCAATTCCAAAATGTCAGCGTAACTTCTAGCGGTTCGCAAAACATCACAGCGTTTAACAACACTGGTGTTGCTTCCCCGCAAAATCTGATGATGCACCGCAATGCGTTTACGCTTGCAGTCGCTGACTTGGAATTGCCTGATGGCGTTCACTTTGCTGGTCGTGCAAGCGACAAGGAAATCGGTCTGTCTATGCGTGTTGTGCGTCAGTACACCATCAATAACGACTCGATTCCTACCCGTCTTGACGTTCTTTATGGCTGGGCTCCACTCTATCCTGAGTTGGCCTGCCGTATCGCCTCCTAATTGGACAGGGGGGGAGAAATCCTTCCCGTTCATTAACTTTTTTTAAGGAAACTTATCATGGCAAATCCAGGCCCAGCAGTAACCATTTCTGCTCATCCCCAAGGTGCTACCACTGGCACAACCTTGCGTCTTATTGGCACGATTAAAAACGTGACTGCTAACGCTACCGGCAACTATGCTATCCCCGTGGTTAACTCCGCTGTTTATCTGTTGCAAAGTCTTATCGTCACCAATCTGAACAATGCAGGCGCTGCTGTAACGCCTACTGGTTTGGCAATGGGTGTTGCTACTACTTCTGGTGGTTCTAGCCTATACGGTGCAATTACTGCGGCAAACCTGAGTACCCCTCCAGGCGTGTCGTTGGTTGCCCCTACTGCATCGACTACTGGTAACACAGTACAAAACCTGTACTTGAATGTGACCGCTGGACTGACTACTGTCGTTCCTGGCGCTACGTTTGACGTATATGTTTACGGCTACGACTTTAGCGTACCGTTCTAAACTGATGTAAAAGAAAGAGGGCCATCTCTGCAAGGGGGTGGCCTTTTTTCGTTACAATTTAAACACCTTTACAAAGGAAATCAAAATGTCAAATTCACAAGCAATTGGCGCAGCATATCTTGACCAAGATATCATTGATGCCAACTATTCTTTGGTTAATTCGGTGACAGGCCAAATGGGTTACACCACAGGCAGCCCAACAATTGCAGTTAGTTCTGTTACCCAAGCAACTAACAAAGCAACAGGCGTAACCATCAACGCAGCAGCAGGACAAATTGTTACAAGCAATGCGGCCCTGGCAGCAGGCGCTGAAGTTGCATTTGTAGTCACAAACAGCGCAGTAAGTGCTTATGACATCCCCGTCATTGCATTGGCATCTGGTGCAACTACTGCTGGAACTTACCTTTTGTCGATTGCAACAGTCGCCAATGGTTCGTTTACTGTTGTAATTTCTAATGCAAGCGCAGGCTCTTTGAGCGAAGCCCTGACACTTAATTTTGGCATCATTCACGTTGCTCAACTTTAATCATGGCAAACACAACTGTCCTGCGAGTGGTTGGTAAAACAACCGCTATCTCTGTGACAGCATCTTCTACAACGGCAACATCTATAGATGACCAAGTAAACGATCAAGTTAACTACGCATCGTTTCTAAACACCGGCGCAGTCGCCGTTGCGGTCAAATTAGGTGATGCCAATGTGGGCGCTGCTGTGTTGCCGGTGTCTGGTACACCTGGCGACTTTTTGCTTCCTGCTGCAATGACATTTCCCATTGTGCTGGCTTGCCCAACTGTCCCTTTCAATGTTCGCATGATTGGTGCAGCGGCTGGCCCTTCACTTGTGTATGTAACACCTGTTGCGGATCAAAGTTAATATGTCTGACCCTGCTAAAACAATAGACCAAAACATTTTGCCAGTCCAGGCGTTGTTTAACGTTGATAAGACGTTTCAAACGTTTATTGGGCAGGGTCAGCCATTTACGGCAACAATCAGCCCCGACCAGTCGGGACTGAATATTACCAATAGCACGATTAATAGCACAACAATCGGCGCTACATCCCCAACAACGGCGGCATTTACCACCGCCACAGCGTCAAACGCTCCTGTTGGCGCGACAGACTTGGTAAACAAGTATTACGCTGATGCACTTTCCCTTGGGCTTTCATTCAAACAGCCTGTTTTATGTGCAACCACGGCAAATATTGCGCTTACCGGCCTGCAAACTATTGACGGAATCACGGTTGCAGCGGGTGATCGAGTTTTGGTTAAAAACCAAGGCACACAAGCAAACAACGGTATTTATCTTGCCGCCACAGGCGTTTGGTCACGCGCTCCTGATGCTGATGCATATTCCGAACTGGTGTCGGCCTTCCTGTTTGTGGAAAGCGGATCAACATTGGCAGGGACTGCTTGGTATTGCACAAGTCAGCCAGGTGGCACTTTAGGCGTTACTGCAATTGTATGGAGCAACTTTAGTGTTGCATCGTCTTACACCGCAGGCACAGGGTTAACCCTAGCAGCAAGTCAATTCAGCATTACAAATACAGGTGTATCAGCGGCGACTTACGGCTCGGCCTCTGTTGTCCCTGTCGTGGCGGTCAACGCCCAAGGGCAGATCACCAGTGCGACAAATACTACGATTGCCATTACAAACTCGCAAGTTTCGGGTCTTGGCACAATGTCCACCCAAAACGCAAACAATGTTGCAATCACGGGTGGATCAATTGCAGGAACGCCGATTAGCGGCTCTACGGTCGGTGGCACTACTATCACCGCCTCCACGCAATTTAGCGGCCCTGGCACGGGTTTAACAGGCACGGCAAGCGGTTTATCCATTGGAGGCAATGCAGCTACTGCAACCAGCGCCACATCTGCGACCACTGCGACCACCGCAACAAATCTCGCAAACGGGGCCGCAGGATCGGTTCCATATCAGTTGGCATCAGGCACAACTGCCATGCTTGGCATTGGTTCTACAGGGCAGATTTTGTCCGTGGTTGCTGGCTTGCCCGCATGGGGATCACTCTCAACTAGCGCGGTTACATCGTTCAGCGCAGGGACAACAGGTTTAACGCCTTCTGCGCCTGGTACTGGTGCAATTACCCTTGCTGGAACGTTGAACACAGGTAATGGCGGCACAGGACTGACAACGTTCACATCTGGCGGCGCGGTTTACGCCACATCCACTTCTGCGCTGACCACAGGCACTTTGCCGGTCGCCTCGGGCGGCACAGGGGTAACGTCAAGCACCGGCTCGGGCAATGTCGTATTGTCCACCAGCCCAACATTGGTAACGCCTATTTTGGGAACTCCCACATCGGTGACGTTAACAAACGGCACGGGTTTACCCTTAACCACAGGCGTGACAGGAACATTGCCAATTGCAAATGGAGGCACAAATGCTACAGCAACTCCAACTGCGGGCGCGGTTCCGTATGGCACGGGTACGGCTTATGCGTTTACTGCGGCAGGCACTACAGGCCAGGTCTTAACGTCCAACGCCTCGGGCGCACCAACTTGGACAACGCCATCGGGCGGCATTTCAATTACTGATGACACAACTACGGCATCGGTGCGTTATCCGTTGTTTTCGTCTGCAACAAGCGGAACGGTTACCACAGAATACACTAGTTCAACTAAACTTAAATATACGCCTTCAACAGGCGCGTTAACAGCCTCGCAACTTATAATTGCACCATAAGGAAATATCATGGGTCAACTTACATTTCAAGCAACTTTAGGCGGCGCGGTCAATCTTGCTGGCCCCAATACCGCTTCAACAACTACTTTTACATTGCCTAGCGCAGACGGTTCTGCAAATCAACCATTAACAACTAATGGCAGCGGAACGCTTGCTTTTCAAACATTACCTGTTGCTGGTGGAGGAACTGGTGCAACATCTTTGACGGCAAATAACGTTTTGCTTGGAAATGGAACATCTGCATTTCAAACGGTTGCGCCTGGAACAAGCGGCAATATTCTTACATCTAATGGCACTACATGGGCAAGCACTGCGCCTTCAGCATCAAGCAGTGGTTTGACTTTAGTTCAGACAATTAATGCTTCTACTGGTTCAGTAATAGTAAATGGATTTTCTAGTACTTACGATAACTATAAATTGATTATTACAGATATTTATAATTCGACTAATAATAATTACAATCTTGAGATGCAATTTTACATAGGTGGAACTTTAATTACTGCGTCAACTTATGCTTATGCAAATACATGGATAAATTCAAGTAGCACTGCCAATGATATTGGCGCTACAGCAAATGACACAATTAGACTTGCAAATGCACTTGGTAATACTGGTTTCAATCCATCAAATTATTTTGAAGTAGATTTTTTTGCTGTAAATGGTGCAAGTTCTTATAAGTCAGTAATGTATAACGGTGTTTATCATTATAGCGACATTACAAATAGACTTATGGGAGGCGGTACGCAAACTGGTACTTCTGGCGTATTAACAGGTGCAAAAATATTTTTTACTGGTGGAACAATGAGTGGAAAATTTCAACTTTATGGTTATGCAAAAACATAGGAAAAAATAATGACACGTTATAACTCTACATCAGAAGGCAACATTCCTTTTACTGCTGAAGAAGAAGCAGAATGGGATGCAATGGAAGCCAGACGCGCAGCAGAGCAAGCAGAATTGGCGCGTACTAAGTATCAACGTGACCGTGCTGCGGAATACCCACCGATGGCTGATTACATTGATGGCATAGTGAAGGGTGACCAAGCACAAGTACAAACGTACATTGATGCGTGTCTTGCTGTTAAAGCAAAATATCCAAAAACATGATTGCAAAATGGAAAATTCTTGAAATTTCCGTAGAAGGCGAGGCAATAACCCACGCCAAATATCACGTTTTGGCGACTGATGACACAAATGTAGTGGAAACTGAGGGAGATTGGCAGTTTGACAAGTTCAACGTCCAAACGCCTTATGCTGAAGTTACAGAGCGACAAGTGATTCAATGGATCAAGGATGGAGCAACGCAATACGGGCAAAATGTAATAGAATCACGGCTAGAGGAACAATTGGCGCTTCTCAGTAAGACGAAATCTGTTGTGCCTCCGTGGAAACCGCCTGTGTTTACCTTGGAGCAACAATGGCACAGCCAATCGACATAGTATCAAGAGCATTAAAAGACATCGGCGCGTTAGAGGCCGGTGAAACGCCTACGCCCGAAGCGGCGCAAGATGCGTTTGAAATGCTTAATGATATGTTAGATCAATGGTCTAACGAAGATATGATGGTCTACAACTTCACGGAAATTATTTTTCCCGTGGTTGGTGGACAGACCCAATACACCATTGGCCCAGGCGGGTCTGTTGGATCAAGTTTTACCGGCTCAATCACCGGCAACATCCTGACAATCACAGCTATTGCCTCGGGCGCAGTTACGTTAAACCAAACCCTATCTGGCACAGGAATTACCCCAGGCACTAGCATTGTGTCGTTTATCAGCGGCTCTGGTGGTAACGTGCTAGAGGTTGGAACGTACCAAGTCAACATTTCGCAGACGGTTGCAAGCACGACAATTACAGGCTACTACCAAAAACCTTTGCGCGTCAATTCGTCTTTTGTACGGATTAACACAACGTCCAACGGTCAGCCAATTTATGGCGGTGGCCTTGATTACCCTGTTGCTGTTCTAACCCTTGATGACTATTCTTTGATCGGACTAAAAAGTCTGAATGGCCCGTGGCCCAAGGCTTTGTATTACAACCCTGGAGATACATTGGGAAATCTGAGTGTTTGGCCTAATCCTGCCCAAGGCGAAATGCACTTGTTTACAGACACAATCTTTGCTCGATTCACCACAATGTACGACATCATGCGAATCCCACAGGGTTACGTTAACGCGCTGCGCTGGTGTCTTGCTGAGCGCCTTATGCCTATGTACGGCAAGGCAAGCCCCGTGCAAATTGGCATGATTCAAAAGTTTGCAGGCGAAGCCAAGGCGACAATCAAACGCACCAATATGCGTCCGCAGATGGTTTCTCGCTATGCAGATGCTTTGCTAACAGGACGTTCTAAAGACGCTGGCTGGATTTTGACCGGCGGCTTTTTGCGTTAAAGGACTGTCATGCCCGAATTCGGATTTGTCGGCCCAAGTTACGAAGCACCCTCGATTTATCAAGAATCGCAGGAGTGCATCAACTTTTTCCCCGAAGTTGACCCGCTTAAACAAGGCGGCGTTCGGGGCGTTGTGGCGCTTTATCCAACACCAGGTTTAACCCTTGAAGCGGTGTTAAACAATGCCGAAGTGCGCGGATTGCGTACTTTGTCGGGCGGCAGTCAAATGATTGCAGTTTGCGGCTCCTACGTTTACGTTTTTACGTCAAACTTGTCTGCGACCGTGGTAGGCATTCTTAATTCGTCTACAGGTCGTGTTGGCCTATCTGACAACGGAATTAACGCTTACATTGTGGACGGAGCCTATCGGTACACATGGCGCATTTCCAGCCCCGCAAACGCTGTTTTTACGGGCTCTATCAGCGGGACAACC